AACTAGAAGGCCCAGGCCCGCTACCCCCCGCACAGCAAGCTGCTGTTGAGGAGGCTCTCGCTCAAGTCGGAAACGACCAGCCAGAGGACCCGAACATCATCAGCCAAGAAGAATATGACGAAATCCTTGCCGACCAGCAAGCGCTTTTTCGGCACCGGCTGGTTCCGGTAGGAGACCAAACCCTATCAAACGCCGCGACCAGCCTCGTGAAGTCACCGAAGCCCACATCATCACCGGTGGTCCACCCACCCACATGCGAAACACGGCCCCAAAACACATGCTGCCAACAATCAGCTCTGGAGCCGAGCGCCAGTCCTTCGAGGTCCACCTCGGAAGACGAGCGGCTGCTGTTCGCACTGTCGCAATCAACCGTCAGCAGGTGCTCAAACTTGCTCGCAAGTACGTCACTCTCACCGGCGGCGCGCGCACAGTGCACACAGATTTTGCAACTTGCTGGGACCATGCAATCCAGACCCTCAACCCGAGCTCCGGCCCCGGATACCCTCTAAGTAAGGATTACGGGACCGTGGCGGACGTGCTTAAAGACCAGGCCATGTTCATGAAGATTAAGATCTACGTGAGAGCTTGGTTTAAGGCATGCCTGTCAGGCCTGGACGTCACACACGATTTTGAGAAGGTCCGCGTTTTCATTAAGCGCGAGCACCACAAGCCCGAAAAGTGCGCAGAGGGGAGATGGCGATTAATTTCGAACCTCCCCCTTGTGCGCACGATTATGGGCGCCATAGTGTGTGGCCCCCTGGATACCACCGAACACCAACTGGTCCACCAACTGCCAATCAAGGTAGGATTGAGTGACCAGGACGGAGAGTTTATCGACGCGATGCTCTCTGTTACAACAGACGACCCGGACTTCGTTGTCCTTGGCTCGGATGCCAGTTGCCATGACTGGACCTTGCCCGGAGTGACTTTTGCCTTCAACCAGCTAGTGCGTATTATGCACGCTCCACAAATGAAGGATCTTATCAAGAGCTACTACAAAGGACTGACAACCGCAACCTTTTGCGATTCACAATTCAACGACCTGCCAAAACCCTCACAGCCTATACAGTTGTCAGGGCATAAAGGCACGCTCTCCGACAACTCACGCTGCCGATGGCTGTATCATCAGCTGGCGGCTGAGGCGTTGGGGTGCGCTGGCGACACCAAAATAATCGCGCTCGGAGATGATTCTCTTGAGCGCGTGCCCCGCGACAAAGTGCAGGGTTTCTGCGATTACTATACCTCCCTCGGCTTCAAGATGAAGAACGAGGTTTCAGAGGATGGTTACGGCATTGACTTCTGTTCTCGCGTCCTTGAAAAGACGCCCAATGGCCTAGTGTGCCGCTTCACTTCGGTGCGGCGACAATGCACCAGGCTGCTCGAAGTTTC